ATACTGATGAGAATATGGTAGCACTTGAGAAATTCTCAAGATGTTCAATGAATCCTGACCTACCAGGTTATGTAGCAAAGAAAATCGGTACTTCTGATGGTGAGTATGAGTTACGTTCAAAATATATTATGTTGAACATGGCTGACAATCACCCAACAGATGCGTTCCCTGCAGGTTTCAAAGGATTTGTATCAAACACATCATTCTCAGGAACAACTTTAGGTTCTGTTAAATACAAAACACAATACTACGAGGCGGGTGATGTAATCGGTTACGAGGCTAACGGTACATCTAAATTGTCTTCAGGTGATAAAGTTAAGAAAGTATCATTAGGTTTCTCTTCACAAGCTGGTTACGATAAGGATTTATTGAAATTCAAAGGAACATCAGCGGCGGGGGCAACTAAAGGTTTCCACTTATCATCAAACGCAGATGACACTTTATTTGATGTAACACCTTACGATTTAGAAGGTTCTAATAAAGGAGTATTGGAAAACATTAACTACCGTAAATTTACGTTAGCGGTATGTGGTGGTTTCGATGGTTGGGATATCTACAGAAGTGTAAGAACTTATGGTGATGGATACATCTTCGGAAAAACTACGTATGTAAGTGGTCACACAACTAATGGCGGTGTGTTCAGTACAACTGTGGGTAATTCAGATTACTACTCTTATTTACAAGGTATTAATACATTTGCAAACCCTGAAGCGGTAGATATTAATATATTTGCAACACCCGGTATTAACTTCTATGACCACAGTTCATTAACTTCTCAAGCAATTGACATCATTGAAAATGATAGAGCGGATTCATTATATGTGATTGCATCACCAAATATGAGTACCGCAGAAGAAGTGATTGATGCTTTAGATGGTGTTTCATTGGATACTAACTATTCAGCAACATACTGGCCTTGGATTCAAGTAAGAGACGCGGACAATGCAACTCAATTGTACTTACCTCCAACAGGTGAAGTTGTAAGAAACATTGCCTTAACAGATAATCAATCATTCCCTTGGTTTGCGGTGGCAGGTTACACAAGAGGTTTGGTTAAAGCAATCAAAGCAACTAAAAAATTAACTCTTGATGAAAGAGATGAATTATACAAAAATAGAATTAACCCAATTGCTACTTTCTCTGATACAGGTACAATTATTTGGGGTAACAAAACACTTCAAGTAAGAGAATCTGCGTTGGATAGAATTAACGTAAGAAGATTATTGTTAAGAGCAAGAAAATTAATTTCAGCAGTTGCAATCAGATTGTTATTTGAACAAAATGATGAACAAGTGAGAAATGAATTCTTGAGATTGGTTAACCCAATTCTTGAATCAATTAAAAGAGAAAGAGGTTTATATGAATTCCGTGTAACGGTTTCAAATGACCCTGAAGATATTGATGCAAATACTTTAAGAGGTAAAATCTATATCAAACCAACTCGTTCACTTGAATTTATTGATGTTGAATTCATAATTACTCCAACGGGAGCATCATTTGATAATATCTAATAAAAACAAAAAGGGGAGAGGTTATCCTCTCCCTTTTATTTTAAGTTCCATGTGGAACCAAAAAATATAACAATAATAAACGTATAAATTACCCAGTATTATATGCAATATACTAGAACTAGTATTATATTTATTTCTAGATTATATTTATTTCTAGAAGCTAGTTCCAGTATCATTTCTAGTATCTAGTACTAGTATAGGAAAAAATACGAAAAAAAAAATGAAAAAACAAGTATTCCCAACAAATTTTTAATTTTTGTTATAAGGGACTATTTATAAGAAAGTAAAAATAACTAAAAACAAAAACAAAACATAGAGATGGCAGATTTATTAATGAAAATGCCGGTTCCTTATGAACCGAAAAGAGTTAACCGATTCATCCTTAGATTCCCTTCATCATTGGGTATCAATGAATGGTATGTTTCTTCAGCCGCTAGACCAAGTGCTAAAATCAATTCAGTAGCAATTCCTTTTATTAATACTTCAACTTATGTTGCGGGTAGATTTGAATGGAACGAACTAAGAGTAACATTTAGAGACCCAATTGGTCCTTCAGCGTCACAAGCGTTAATGGAGTGGTTCCGTTTACACGCAGAATCAGTAACAGGACGTATGGGTTACGCCGCTGGTTATAAAAAAGATATTGAATTAGAAATGTTAGACCCAACGGGGGTAGTTGTTGAGAAATGGATTCTTCAAGGTACTTTCATTACTGATTTGAATTTCAACGAATTAGATTATTCAAGAGATGATTTAGCAACTATCACATGTTCTTTAAGAATGGATAGATGTATTCAAGTATATTAATATTATAAAACTAATAATCTGTCAAAAGGTCTCTCAAAAGGAGACCTTTACTTTTTGATATAAGTTCTGTAAATTTATATAGTTATAACAAAAAGAAATATGGAAGAATTAAGAATTGACCCAACCATTGCATATGATGTGGTTGAACTACCAAGTAGAGGTATTCATTACCCAAGTGGAAAAAAATCATTGAGAGTTGCATACTTAACTGCAGTTGATGAAAATATCCTTTCATCACCGAACCTAATTGCCGCTAACATGGTAATGGAAGAATTACTAAAAAGAAAAGTTTTAGACCGAGACTTTAATGTTGACGAAATGGTGGAGGAAGATAGAGAAGCGGTTTTATTGTTTTTAAGAAACACTGCTTTTGGTTCAGAGTACACATTTTATTTAAAAGACCCTAAAACAGATGAGGAATTTACTGCAAATGTTGATTTAAGTGAAATAACATTCAAACCATTTGATTTAGTTGCAGATGCTAACGGTGAGTTTAAATTCTTTATGGAGAAAAGTAAAGTAGAAATTACTTTCAAATTCTTAACACAAAAACAATTAAACGAAATTAAAGAAATCGAAAAAAGTTGGAATGGTGTTGGTGCCGCACCTATCGTCACAAAACAACTTGAGATGATGATAAAATCAGTTGCAGGTAATAAAGATATGATGAACATTAGAAATTTTATCGAAAAACTTCCAATTAAAGATTCTCAAGATTTTAGAAAATACGTAAAAGAAAATACTCCCGGTTTAGACCTTAAAAGAATTGTAAAATCCCCGTCAGGAGAGTCCGTACAGGTAGTTATCGGGTTCGGGGTCGAATTTTTTCGTCCTTTCTACGGATTATAAAAAAGGTCAATTAGACGAAATTTTATTTTTAATAAAAAGAGGATTTTCATATGGTGATATCCTTACTATGCCTGTTTATATAAGACGTTACTATGTAAACTATCTTATTGAATTAGAAAACAAGTCTAATTAATATTTATTGTTATGGCAGTAGATATATCAAGATTTCCAAGTAATCTTAATTACCAATCGTTTAAAGCACAGTATTTGACTGCGTTACAAAACATGAACCCACCCGGAACACCAAGTGAATCGGAGATGAATGGTTTATGGTCAGTTTATAATGCAAAAGAACCGGGAGATAAAAAACCGGGTACAATGTCAAATATAGTCTCAACGACCACGGGTATTGCATCAAAAATTGTGTCAACACAAGAGTCACAAGGTTATATGCAAGATACTAAATTTTCATCTAGCGGTATGTTGGATGCAATATCAAAAAGTGCCGAAAAAGGGGGAGCATTACAGGTTATTTTTGATACCATTTCATCTACTGCAGATTTATTCACCGATTCATTAAAAGAACAGACGGAATTATTCCATATGATGAATGTGGACGCGGGAATGGTTGGTACCATGTCAGAAGACTTTAGACAAGAGTTAACAAAGGCTGCACCTGAATTAAAAAGAATTGGTATTGATTTTTCAGAATTAGCAGGAGCGTCTAAGAAATTAATTGAAAATACAGGTCGTTTTGTAAATTTAAATAGAGATTCATGGTTACAGGCGGGTAAAGCGGCATCTGCGTATGTTGGAACATTATCAGAAATGGTGGATATGTTCCCTTCTTTTGAAAAAGTTGGTTATGGTGCGGGTGATGTTGCTGAGATTATTGAAGAATCAGGAAAAAGAACTATTAATTTAGGGTTACAATCCAAAGGTGTAATAAAAGACATTGGTTCTAATTTAGGGAAAGTTAATGAATACGGTTTTAAAAATGGTATTCAAGGTTTGGCTGAAATGGCAAGAAAATCAAAAGAGTTTAGAATGGAGATGAATGAAGTCTTCAAAGTGGCAGAATCTGTAATGGACCCCGATAAAGCAATTGCAATGTCTGCAGAATTACAAGCAATTGGAGGTGCAATCGGTGATTTTAACGACCCACTAAAATTGATGTATATGGCAACCAATGATGCTGAAGGTTTACAAGAAGCAATGATTGGTGTTGCGGGGTCTTTAGCAACATATAATGAAGAACAAGGACGTTTTGAGATTACGGGTGCAAATTTGAGAAAGGCACGTGCATTGGCTCAAGAAATGGGTATGGATTATAACACCTTAGCTAGTAGTGCAATTGCTGCGGCTGAAAAATCCTCCGCAGCTTCTGCAATGTTAGCAAGTGGATTAACTTTAGATGATGACCAAAAAAGATTTTTAACCAATATATCACAAATGAAAGGTGGTCAAATGACCATCGAACTAAACAGTGATAGAATTAGAGATGCATTAGGTCTTGATAAAAATACCAAAGAAATTGCGTTAGAAAATCTAACCCAAGCACAAGCGGAAACATTGTTAAAATATCAAGATGAATTAAAACAAAAAACCACTGACGATATTATTAAAGGTCAAGCAACATCTATCGAACAAATGAATCGTGATGTTAATTTCATTGCTCAACTTTTAAAAAATGAATTCAGTAGTTCCGCTAGAGTTGTTAGTCAAAGATTAGATTTGGAGAAAAAGGTAACCGATTTCTCGACAAATGTTGCAAACAAAGCAGCTAACGAAATACCGAATAAAGGTGTTGAAATTGTTAACAAAGCATTAGACGTTGTTGAGTCACTAACTAAAGATACAAAAGCTAAAACTGAACCTATCAAACCGACTACGGTTGACAATTCAACACAGACAAATCAACAAAATAATACACAACAAACAAATACAACACCTCAAAAATCTGAAGTTACTCTTACAGTTAAAACGGATGAACCAATGATGGATGAGTTTACAAGATATGTTTATAGAAGACCTGATTTAATATCAGGTTTAACAAATGAAACACCGGGTTCTTATACCCAAAACAAATAAAAAAATTGTTAATCTCTATTTATAGTAAAAACGAATAAATGCCAAGTTATTTAGACTTTAATAGTACCGCAAGCTTTAGGGACTTCCTAATATCAAAAACATTACAGCGTCCTGACGGTCCTCAGACTTTCACTGCAACAAATTATACTATTCAAAGTCTACCCGTGTTACCAAACGTTGACCCGGGTGACGTTACCACTAATTTGTCGTTATACTATGGGTCACAAGACATACAAAACTCTTATCACCCTGAATTATTAGAAACAATTGAGAATTTACCAATTCGTAACTTATTATCTATCAATGGTAATAATGTTGAATATCCATATTTTACAGGTGGTGACCATTCTTTAATTAGTATTCTTGCTGGACAAAATTTCGATAACGAATCAAGATTATTCAAATTTGCGGCAATTAATATCCGAGACGAAAAGAACGGACCGATTAAAGCAAGAATCACCCAAAATCTAACCGCCGCAACATTAGGTCGTGTTAGATTGATGGATGCTCTTAATGGTAACGAAACTACTGCAATCAACATTATTACAGGTAGAGAACCGTTAATTGAAAAGAATTATAAAATAACCGTTGCAAAAACATTGGCGGGTAAAG